CCATTGCCGGATGAGAACATCCGGGCAAAAACTCTACTAGAATATCGTCGCCAAGTCCGGATGCGATCGACTTCTCATTCAAAAGACACATAGTGGTTTCGACTGGGACTTTAGAATCGTAAACGGTAATGGCGACGAGTATTTTCATTTCTTAAGCGCCTTTGATAATGCCGATGCTAACGAGAGCATTGCGGATTGCATTGGACTGAGCTGCCAATGTCGCAAGTGCGTTCGCTATAATCGCGCTGTTATAAGTGCCTGTTAACGTCAAGATACCGTTTGTCGGAGCAGCAATGCCGCCAGACGAATCAGTAACTACAGCTTGAGCCGCAGCGGTTGGTTGGCCGAGTGGAGTTGCGCCCCAAAAGCCGACTAAAGCTGCTGCCGCGCCACCGATTTGGTGTCCGTCAACGCCTGTATTTTCACCGGTCACGTTTGACGTGGCGGTTACGTTTGGTCCTGGATTACTCATTTTAAAATTCCTTTGTTAGAAAATTGGAGCTCTCGAAATTGAGAGCCCCGATTGGCGAATAGTTACCCTTGGATTCTGCAAGCGAGTTGCGGATACGGAGCGGCCCAACCGTAAAGAACATCAAGACGACATGGGAAAATGTCATTCACGACGTCATACGCTTGGATCATTCGAACCGAGAGACCAACTTTTTTGCTGTTCACACGTGAAGCCATGTGAACACCGCGTGGGAGCGGTAGATCGGCAGATGCCAAAACGAAAGCATCGCGGTGATAAGCCAAGTTCATTGGCGAAGCCGTAGATGCGGGACCCAACGGAGTGATCACTGAACTTGCAGCGGCTCCTTGAGTAACGTTTTGGAATTGGCCGCTTGCAACAATCGATGGAGAAATAGAGATTGTTCCAAGACCACCGCCAGTTGCTACGAAAGCCGAAGTCACAACGAATTGTTGTAACAAACCAGTAGATTGACGCGATTGTGGGTTTACAGAGAAAGTTCCCGCAATAGTGAAAACGTCACCAACGTTTAATGCCGCGTTGTTCGCATTCCAACCGCTAGTGCTGATCGAAGCACCTGACTGAGTTCCGTTACCCGCCGCGATGATTGGTGATCCAGCTTGTGAACCAGTAGTCATTGCATTGATGTTGGCATCCGACGACCATTTAAAGCCGATCGCTTTGCCCATAGTTCCATCTTTGTATTGATCAGAGATCTCAGAAGATGGGTTGAACAAAGTTGTCAACGCGTTAACGATGCTCGCTTCAGCAGATGGATCAATTATGATCGATCGCAGATTATCTTGCGGTGCTGCCATGAACTTCATGTATTTCGAAGCTGCAAGGAAGGTTGCAAGTGAGCTTGGAGTAGTTCCCGGAGTTCCAACTGTGTTGTAAACTTGGGAAGCTAGAGCCAAACCATCGCGGTCGATTTTGTTGGCAACTGCCGCCATTGCTGGCGCCAAGAAACGCTCAGAGAAATCGTCCATGCTCAATTCCATATCTTGCGAAGTGAATTGAACGTCCACGCCGAACTGAGTGTTCAGTGTCAGTGGAAAATATGTCTCTGTTTGGTTCTCGATAGAGAGAGTCGGACCTGATCGGCCAACATAACGAGCTGGCAAACGAAGGTTTAAAGTGTTACCGATTTTGGCGCCAGTTTTTCCGAACTGATCGTCATATTCGCGATTTACACCTTTAGTGAATGTAAGGTTGTTCTCAAGAACACGCAGTGATTCACGCGTGATCATCGAGATTGTTAAAATACTATTAGACATCGCAAAACTCCAGGCCGGTAGTTATCCGGCAAAGGAAAAGGTTTTAGCTCAGTCGCGGCCTATCCGTTTCTGAGTTCGCTCCGTCTCAACTTCACCCATTGATCATATGGAATTTCATCACGGGTTGTGGCCGTGTGACCTGCCTTAGAATTTATGGTGTTGATTGGTTTGGGAGCTGTACTAACTTTTTTGACCGGCGTCGTTTCCGCTGCCGCTTCAATTTTCTTTCCAGCCGAAGATTCGAACTTAGCTTCAAGCTTTCCGACTGCCCTTGCAGCAGCTTCCGGCGAGAGAGCACTAATGCGCTGCAATTCTTCCGGATTCTTCGCAAACTCATACATCAGCTTGGGACCATGTTCAGAATCGATGATCGCGTTTTGCACCGCAGTCGAAATACGTACGGTAGCGATATCTTCCATTACTTCCTTGAAATCGGGAGTTTCCTTTTCAAAAGCCTTCACACGATCGATATGGCTATCTAGCTGTTTTTTATTGTCAGCTTTGAGGGCCTGTTCGCGGATTGCTGCTTTCTCGGCAGCGAGCTCCTGTTTCACTTCCCATTTCGCAAGCGCTTTGACATAATCTTCGTGCTTTTCGAATTGGTCAGATTTTGGCTCGTCAGAAGTGTTCACAACTGGCTTAGCTGCTTCAACTTTGGTTGGCTCGGCGCCTTTGCCCTCTAGGGCTTTAGCTTTCCAAAAATCAACTTCACGTTGGGCATCTGCCTTTTGTTTAGTCAGTTTATCAAGACGGCGTTGATAGCCACTCTTCTTTTTGCCTTTGGTCTCTTCGGTTTCTTCGGCGGCTAAACGGGCAGAAATCTCTTCTTCAGATTCTTCTATCTCGTTTGCTGGATCTTCGGTTTTCGTTGCTTCCGACGCAGCGATCTTTTCTGTCTGCTGAACTTCTTCAGTGGACGCGGTTTTTTCACTAGCATTGCTTTCAACTACTTCATGAGCTTCGACTTTGAAATCGTCTATCGGTTTCGCAGGGGCAGCGGCAGCAGTAGTGGTCGCAGTTACATTTTCTGGCATTGGATTACTCCATTGGATTTATTGCCCGGTGTTCCCGCCGGTAGGTTGATTGGGTTGAGGTTGTCCGTTCTGCAAAGCAGGCGAGCCGCCAGCATTGGGATCACTTCCGGGAGCAGGTGGCATCATATTCAGATGCGTTTGCAGAGTGTCTACCTCTGCAAGGAACGCGGTTTTCGCGTGCGACGCATCTGTTCGCATCAATTCGATTCGGAAGTCTGCCAGTAACTTCTCGTATTCGATGCGTTCTTTGGATTCGAGTTCCATTTTCTTCGAGTTGATCAATTGAGATTGCTGAGTCAATTGCTTGGTCAACTGCTGAATCATTTGTCGAGATTGAGCGAGTTGCTGCTGAACTTGCGGTGGAATATCTTTTCCATCGACTGGTTCTTGCAATTGCGGTGGGAGCATCTTCTTGAGACGATCCGCGATACCTTGGGCGCCGGGCCAATCCATGCTCTTCACGAGTAGATCGCCGATCCATCCAAAGAGTTGTGGCTCTGCTTTGATGAGCTCCATCGCACTTGAAACGAATTCTTGGCGCTTGGTTTGGAAGCTTGGGCCGTTATTGATCGTGACGTCATACTGACCAATATCCAATTTGTGGATCTTGTCCTTGCCGCCTTCTTGGAATATTTTATTGATCTGAACTATTTTCTGTTCATCTTCTTCATCGATGATTCGAACCGCGCGCGGAGTATCATAGACCCTTGGAATCATATCGACTAGGACACGACCGCCGTGTCTGATCGATCGGCCCGCGTTGTCTGAGAAATGGAAATTCGAAGTCTGCGCTTGAGTGTTGCGTCGCTGAATCGCAATGCCTGAAACTTCATTTGATCTATTGCCTAGCGATGGATCGTAAATACCGGTTGTCGCCTTGAGATCTTCAGCAGATGCCATGCGAGCGCTAGTAATGGCCTGAACAGGTGGCTCGAATTGATTTCGCTGCGGAGGTGGCGCTGGCTTCCCATTAAGATCGACCGCGTTGTATTCCATGAATGCATGGTTGCGAGTGTTCGCGGTTTCCCATTTCTCTTCATGGCCTTCAAATTGTCCTGCGACGCCGATCCATGGAGCTTTCGGAGCGAGAGCAATTGTCTCGGTCTCAGCAGATGCCCAAAAATTATACATGCGCTGCGGATCGCGAGCGTGACGGACAATGCCTTCAAGGATTCGCTCGCCTTCGATTATCAGTTCACTTCCATAGATTGGAATGATCGGAATCCATTTGGATGGGAATTCTTGGCGCTCAAGGATTTCAATGCCGTTGAGTTTGTACCACATGACGCCGGGAACGATTGTGTCGCGCGAGATCGGCTCGCCGTCTTCGCCTATTTGAAGAGTAATTGGCTTGCCATCAAACTCTACCCCTAGTGTTGCTGGAGGCTTGGGCAGATCTTTCTCCAGAATCGTACCACCGCTGCTAAGCAAGAAAAGCTTGCCGCGTTTGAATTCCTTTTCGAAATACTCGGTGATTCTGCAACCGTCTTTCGAAACCCAACCTTCAGTGTCATTGCCGAGAGATTCCCAATCGGCCATTTGTGACATCTTCGAGCCAGGGAATTGCACCTTGAATTCTTCGTGAGATAGCTCGTCAAAGACATGGCCCCAATTGCCGTCCGAACCGTCGGGCTCATTTGCTGATGGATCAAGGTAGACCGAGAAAGGATTTCGGATGCGTTTGATTCGGATTTCTAGATCGAAAGAAGTTTCGTTCGCGTATTCGGTAACGATTCTGTAGAAACCAAACCCGCCGATCACCTGGCCTTCGACTGCGGTGTCATACGCAATATCAGCGTTTGAGGCATATTCAATGTGGCGACAAATGCCCTGAATCACTTCGGCAGTTTCAACGCGCGCGCCATCACCGGTCGGATCTACTTGAATACCAGGTCGGTTCTGTCTGAGATCGTTGACGATTTGGTTCACGAATTGCGGAAGGCGATTGATTGTGAGGCAGGGACGTTTTTCTTGGTCACGCGCGTTCTTGATTTCTTCGGGCCATTGTTGGCCTGCGCGGAATTTGTAATCTTCTAAAGCTTCTTTGCGGATCTCTGAAGTGTTCTCTTCGGCAAGTTTGAAGTTCCGTTTGGCGCGCGCAATAATAGCAGCATCTTCGGCATTGCCGTCTTTGCTTTCGACGGCCATTTCATCGGACGTCATTTCAAGGTCTGTCACTTCTTCGTCAACCTTCATTAACCCATCCATCCATTGCCGCTACCGCCAGTTCGCACCGCGATGTTCTGTTTCTTCTTTTCGGTTGGTTTGGCTTTTGCTCGAGCGAGGCCAGACATGACCAAGTAGCGCGTCGCGTCCATCAAGTGATCAGAGCCTTTGACGATATGGCCTTTCTCATCGCGGCGATAAAGTCGGAATTCTGAAAGCCAATTCTGGCAACTGCGAAACACTTTGAGACGACCACTTGAAAGACGCTGCCAAACTTCGTAGACGCCTGCCTCCACCGCGTTAATGGCTGGTTGAAGGTCAAGGCCTAGGTCCTTATAAATTTGCATGAGTTGTTCGCCGTCTTTTTGTCCGCGACCGCGCGCGGCGGGATCAACCACTCCTGGAATCCAATCGCCTTTTGATCTGATCGCATCCGCGTGAATCGATGGCTCAGCTTGTCCGCGATAATGCTCTGCGACGACATATAGGCAATCGCTTTCACGATCATATGCTCCCCATGGAACAGCGGTTCTATTCCAACCGACGTCCATTCCATAGGCCCTGAGCCAATGATCAGGGATTTTCATGTCATCAACCACAAAGTCAGATTCAGGCACGGGATAAATAGCCCCAGATCCGAGAGCTGGAATTCCTTTTGTTCTTGCGTCGCGTTGGAATGCTGGAATCGCAGCGAGCAGTTCGGCTTTGGTTTCAGCGGTCAAATGTGGAACATCGTCCCATCCAACGATCGTGACCATTTTGGATTCGGATGCCTTTTCGTTGATCACGCCACCGGGAAGGAACTGCAAAACCGTTTCGCTCATGCCCATCAACGGCGTGAAAGTCAGGATTACGATTCCGTTTCGCTTTCCGGTTCCCGTCGTGTCGGCAGTGCGCGTCAAACATTCCGTGTAAACATCAAGCGGCGGTTCTTCATCGAGCCAGACGATATCCTGCTTAGTTCCTTCGAAAGCGGTTCGGCCCTGATCGAATGATTTGAATTGAACAACGGAAATGCCGCCGGACTTATGCCGGATCCGGGCCGTGTCGTATGCTTCAGATGTTCCCGCTTTCGAAGTCGGTGAGCCAACGATCAAATGACCCGGAATCAAACCAGTTCCCAACTGATCTTTCGGACCAAACAATTTCTTTTGGATTACATCACGCGTGGTTTTGGCAGTGTTACCAGCAACCCAAACCTCTACCGGAAGATCGAATCGTTTTCCGACCCACCAGATGGGATATTCGCCGGTGAGATGATAAGCGACCTCGACGCCGCCGGTGCCTTCGGTTTTCCCGGTTCTATTCCCGCCGAGTAATAGGCGCTCCCGGAAACTTGCTCCTCCAGCGAAATGCCGCAAATGTTTCGGATACAGTTCACGGCGAAGTAAACCAGCGTCAGGGTAATAGGTATTGAGTTTCTGAAACTTCTCACGACGCTCTCTCTCTTCAAGCAACGTGATAAGTTCAATCTTTGAATTCCGGCCCATTGTCTCGTTTCGACACTTTCTCGACAACCATTGAGACGGCTTGGCGAACGGGATTTGAACTTCTCTTCGCGCCTTCGGGTGAAAGCCTTATCAATTCAAAACGGTGCTTATATTGGCGAACGAATGGCTTGCTTGCGAGCTCGTAAAGTTCCCGGGCATTTGTTGGCTTTGGAATCTTCTGATCTTTATCGACCTCGACATGCATCAAGAAACGGCTATTGCATTTGAAGCATGAGATCTTCGAAACGGTTTTGGTAAATGGCTTTGGCTTCACGACCGGAAACACGAGTTCGTTGCCACATGGACATTTGGTTTTGCCTGTATCGCTTCGGCTCATTTTGAATCACCGGGTTGGATTATTTCAGTTGCGAGCTCGCCAGTATTTGGAACCACTTGCACGCAGCGGTCATCCCAAAGGACGATCATTGCAAAGTCTTTGGTCGCCGTGATCTCAAGCTCAGGTAAACCATTCTGCTCTAGCCAAAGTTTGATGTATGGAATTGAGATCGGATCGTTTGCGCGCGCGGTGAAGATCTTCACCTGATGGCCTTTGTCGATCCAGTCTTTCACACGCTCAAGCATTCTTGGAACAGCGTCACCGATATGGGTCGCGCCCTTCCATCCCTCGTAATGAGCTAGAGTGCCGTCGAGATCGACGCCGATCCAACCGCGAGAGCTCATCGAACTGGCCTTATTGTATTGCTGGTCACTTCATACTCAGCGGTCAGTGTGAATTTTGGCTGCGCCTCAAGAACGCGCAGATCATTGGCCGCATCAGAAACGCCATGCCAATCGCCATCGTCCATTTTGACTTTCATGTATTCAATCAAGGCTATGCGTTTAAAATCAAAGTTCAATATTGAACTTTCTTTCGGTTTCTCCGCGCTCATTTCTTTTTCACCTTTGGCTTCGGCATCAGATCGCCAAGCCGAGGACCTGCTGCCAGTGATTTGTTCAGCGCCGGTGCTTTCATTTCATTCGCAGAAATCGCAACGGGCTTTTTGATCGCAGCTTTCGCCTTAGATTGAGACGGTTTCTTCGCCATTATTCCGCCAGCGAGATATCAATGAAATATTGTTTTCCAGGCTCAAACTTCACATTTTTATTTATGACCTGAAGCTCAAGCTTCCCCGAGGGAGTGTATTTGAAAAAGTCTTTGTTTTCTGGCGATCCATCCACGACAGGATTTAAAATAATCGATTGAGAATCAGCCATTTGGGTCACTTGATCACAGCGAAATTTACATCGAGTGTTCATCACTTTTCCTTTTTCATAGTTCTCATGAGTGCTTCAATTCGATTATCGAGCTGCTCATCTGAAAGAGTGTGATTATTTACGACGACATCGACTTCATCTGGTTGTTTGTCGCGCCAACCGATTACGTTTTTCTGCGTGAAAATCGCAGATGCCGGTGGCAGCAGGCCTTTCAGACTATTCACCGCAAGCCAGTTCTCCTGATAGTCCTTCGCCTTTTTATAGGCGCCGGAGAATTCTGCGAAATTCTTCGCCCATTCCGCCAAAGTGTCCCTGTTTACGCCGATCTTGATCGCAAATCCGGCCAAGGTCGGGAAGTCAGAGATCTCAAGAATTGGGCGCCCATCAGCGGAAAATTGCGGGATTTCCGCAGTTCTGGCCGTTCCGTCTTCCGTTTTCTCGCTGATTTTTTTGATTACCTGGTGATACGGTTCGACGCCGAAATATTCGAGCATCTGATCAATGAACTTCGGATCATATTTGGAATTGCCATGTTTCTTAGCCACTGAATTCCTTCGAGGGAGGACCCTGAGACCTGTCAGACAAGTCTCAGGGGCAAGAAAGCACGAGGGGATCGTTATGCTAAGTCTCTATTCGGAGCATTTGAAAATAAATTTAGAAACCCAAGAAAAGGCTACATAAACGAATCGGATTGAGATGATGCGCTCTGCGTCTAAACAGAAATTGCAGTATTACGCCGAACTTTTGCGAAGGGTCCGACTTCGATTTCAGGTAGCGTTTTCCAGCGTTTTCCGCTTTTGATTTTGCCGATCATTGATGCGCTGACCAGATATTTTTTCGAAATAGAATTGTTCGAGCCAGGCATTTTAAGAATTTCTTGAATGTCGAGCTTCGTGAGTTTGCGTTGCGATCTTCCCTTCAAAGTTTTGTCCATGCAATTTTCGGATTGCGATCCGAGCCAAAGATGATCCGGATTACAGCAATTGCGAACGTCGCAACGATGCAAAACATTTAAACCATATGGGATTTTTCCGTTATGAAATTCCCATGACAATCGATGAACCAACTGCACGCTGGCTCCGAACCGAAATCTCCCATAGCCGTCATTCAGAGATCCAGTCCAGAGCCAGCATTTATCAAGGCCAGCGACGACATTACGCTTCGCAATTTTAGCAAAGAATCGTACTTGATTCTTATTCATAAACTATCCTTGTTTATGGTTTATAATTTATTTCTTCGGCAGTGGCGGCGGCCCCTTTTTATCCCAATCCATGTAAATCATATTTTCTTTTTTCCATTGCTCGAATCTTTCAAGATCACTTTGCTTTTCTTCTTCTGTCAATCGCCAAGAATCTCGAGCCATCAACCAAAGCACAATCAAAAACGTCGGAAACAAAATCATATCGGCAACAATCAAAAATGTTTTGAGCGTCACTCGCCGCTCCCGTATTTTTTCAAATTACGATAGCGATGCCGAGAGCATTTGACCAAGATCAAAGTTCCCGAGTCAGTCACTTCATATTTTCTCGGATCGCTTGGATGATAGCCAAGCGATTGCCTAAGTAGTTTCACTTTCTTCGCGTTCATTTTTTTCCTTTCGTTTTATTATTTTATTTCTTTTTTCAATGAGCTCTGGATTCAAATTCAAAACCTCGCCCTTGCCGTCGGGCCAATCGCCAGGCGATACAATATCTTTTTTCATTGTCTGAGGTGGCGGCATAATTATTTTGCCAGCATTTGGCCTCGCCCATCCCCTCCATTTTTTCTGAAGGAATCCTGGCAGCGATAAAATATATTGGGGCGCCTTTTTTGTGACGCGGCAGTTCTCGGTATAATTCCTCACTGCCAAAAGCAATGCGTCGAAATCTTCTTGGGTTTTAATCTGTTCATGAAGCATCGGGAGCGCATCTTCGAATCCTTCTTTGCGTGGGTAAATTTTGTCTACCTCTTCGAAATCGAATTTCCCTTTATATATCTCTTCAGAGCAAGAGGAAGAGGAAGAGGGGTTTCTAGGGTTCCCCGTGGGTATCCCTACCGAACCCATGGGTTTCTTAGGCCTTCCACCTTTCCTCCCATTGATCCATTGCTTCATAATCCATTTGAACTGTTCCTCTGCACCGCGAACATAAATGCAATCGCCCTCCATGACCGCGAGATTGAATGTCAGCAATTCTTCAGGGCCACCGCGCATTTTCCATTCTTCGATGGGAATAAGCGCCCTAGGATTTTCTGGAGAAAAAAAGTCTTGAGCAATCCGCCAGGCATCGACAACGGCTCCGATCGCGGTCCACTTGGAACCAAAATGGAACATTAATTTCAGGAAACGATTGTCGCGATAGATGCTGTCTTCGATATTGATGCGTGCCATGTTGCTCCATTAAAAATGCTTGCAAACCCGCTTTGGGAGCCATATTCATGGTTTCAACCGATGAGAGCTCCATTGTCGGGAGTGATCTAGAGACGGCGAATCTCGAATGATCACAAATACCTGGAGGCGCGTGCGCGCCTGCCCGGTTCGTTTCAAATCAGAGCAATGGAATTCGGAATTGTCAAAATTACTCGGCGGGATTGCCGTGATGCGTTTTAATTGGGGCGCCTGTCGTGAGACGGCATTGAAAAAAAGCTTCACCAGTCCAACCTAGCATTGGACCGTGAATATGATGACCCGTCTGCGTCTAAGGCGCCCCGCTCTTGAAAGTGAAATAGTCCATCACGGACTATTTCACTTCCTTGGATTCGTCTTCAACTATTCGAATTGATTCAACTTCGATAAACTCGTTTGATTTACCTGCGGCATCTTGCGGCAACCCATTTAGATACATTTCATTGAGCGCATCGATGGCCGGTCCCAGAAGTGTTTCCGCAACTTTATCTAATGCGTTAACTGCGTCATTCCGAATTTGTTCGAGCGATTTACCGACCACGGTTGGCGCGATTCCTTTCGCGTAATCCTGAGTCGTTCGAATGCTGGAATGTCCCAAAGCTTGGCGAACGACTTCGGTCGGAACGCCTGCCGCCGTGAGCTCAGTTGCCAGCGCGTGTCTCAAGCCATAGAGAACAACGCCCTTCAATCCAGCTTTCTTGATCATGCGATGCCCGAAGCGGGCGATCTTTGCGGCAGATAATGGGCGTCCGTCCTCATCCGTGAAAACGAATTCGCCCTCGCGCTGATTCATTTTCTGCGATGCAATGAAATTATGCAATGCATGATACATCGGGAACGGGACCAGCTTTTCTCTATTGCGACCACCTTTGCGTGAACGCAGATAAAGCGTCGCCGTTGAGAAATTCACATCGGACCATCGAAGACTGGCAGTGCTCGCGCCGCGCGCCCCAGTGAGCCTATGGAAGCGTACCACTTCGAGAAACCATGGCGGCGAGACAGCGCAAAGCTTTTCAAACTCTTCTGACGTCATTGAGCGGCGCTTTGCCGATTCTGCGCCATGAATTCGCCACGCGCTTGCCGGGTTTTTGCCAATCTTTCCCCAAGCCATTGCGCGCTTGAGAACCGTTTTCAACAAAATTGCCTGCCGTGCTAAAGTTGAATCATTCCAAATACTTTTGGAAAAATTCTCGCATTCGCGAGCTTCGCGGGCCCAGATTAAGAAACGTTCGAGATCTTCAGCACGGATTTCATTCGCCATTCTGAGCCCGCGCACTTTCTCAAAAAAGAAGATCATGATTTCGAAACTTCGGCGATCTGCCTTTTCTGAGGCTTCGGTCTTTTGCTTTGAGTCAATTTCCAAAAAGGTTTGGAAAATATCGCGGACGGTGTAAGGTTTCGTGATCCCATCAAAACCTAAGTTCTTAAGTCGAATGTCGCGCAAGAATTCTTGCGCTTCATTTTTCTTTTTGAAAGTTCGCCGAATTCGCTTTCCGCGAACGGCAATCGCGACCTCCCATCGATCGCGACTTTCAATGAATCGAAGCGCCATCTAAAAGAAAACTTCGACAATGATAAACAGAACGCAAGCGATGAAGCCGATGAAAAGTATGTGAGCCGGCAAACTCATTCCCATGTCGATCATTTCTTTCTCCTAAGCATTACCCAATAGGTCTGC